TGTAACAGACTGTTGGTCTTTGGTTCGTGACTACTACAAGCAAGAAAAAGGAATAAAACTCAAAGATTATGAAAGACCAATAACTCCAGAGGAGTTTATGAAAGATCCATTATTTGAAAGCTATGCGTGGCGAACAGGATTTAGAGAACTCAGACCAGATGAAAAATTACAAGCTGGAGATGTTTTATTGATGAGTATTTTAGATTCAACTTTAAATCATGTAGCTATTTTTCTTGGAGATGAGGTATTACATCATTTAACCGATAGACTATCTTGTAGAGAACCATATTCTCCGTGGTTGTTAAAATGTACAGGAAAGAGGTATCGTTATGCTTCGTAAAATAAAATTATATGGAGAACTGGCAAAGTTTGTAGGTCACAAAGAATTTGAAATAAAAGCAGACACGTTAGCTCACGCAATGAGTTTTTTGATAAATAATTTCCCTGGAATCGAGCAGCACATGAATGATAGATACTACAAGTTAAAAGTTGGGGATTATGAGTTAGACAAATCTGAACTAGGAGATCCAATAGGACAACAAGATATACATTTAATTCCTGTGATTACTGGTGCTGGTAGAGGATTAGGAAAGATATTACTGGGTGCTGTATTAATTGGATTTGCCATCATAAATCCAACTGTAGGTTTTGGTCTAGGTCCACAAGGTATAGCTGGAGGATTTGCAACTGCATCTGGAGCGTTCAGTTTTGCTGCATTTGCAGGAAATATAGGTATAGCTTTAGTTCTTACTGGAGTTTCTGAGATGTTAACTCCTTTACCTAAAAAGCCAGATTTTAGTTCAGAGGAAGATCCGAGACTATCGTTTAGTTTTAATGGACTACAAAATACATCAAGGGCTGGTACACCAGTTCCCATAGTTTACGGAGAAATATTCACTGGATCGGTTGTAATTAGTGCTTCCGTAGATACTGAACAGGTACAGGCATGACTGATATTAAACGTATTATTAGAGGTGCTAAAGGTGGTGATCCATCGCCTCCAAAACCTACCAGAGAACCCGATACCTTACACAGTAGACAATATGCAACTTTTCTTGATCTAATATCAGAAGGAGAGATAGAAGGTTTTGCCACTGCATCTAAAGAAGGTAGGACAAAGGGTACAACTGCATATAATAACGCTGCATTAAAAGACGTATTTTTAAATGATACTCCTGTTATCAGAGCTTCAGCAGATTCTACTGATATTCAAGATGTGGATAGAAACTTCCAGAATGTAACTTTCACTCCTCGTTTTGGAATTGACAGTCAAACTCCTATTCCAAATATAGATAGCAGTGTATCTACAACAAGTGTTGGGGTTGAAGTTACTAAAGCTATACCTGTCACTCGGCAAATTACCAATACTAATGTTGATAAAGTAAGGGTATCTGTTACCTTCCCACAACTACAAAGAGCAACTGATGATGGAGATTTACTTGGTACTGAAGTCACTTTATCTATAGCTGTTCAGTATAACTCTGGTGGTTTTACCACTGTAGTGACTGACACTGTAAAAGGTAGAAGTGGTGATGCTTACCAAAGAGATTATGGAATACAACTTACGGGTTCATTTCCTGTAGATATTAGAGTTAGTAGGGTCACGGATGATGCAACAAGCACTAATGTTCAAGACACATTTCAGTGGACAAGTTTAGGCGAAATAATAGAAGAAGCTCGTAATTACAACAACAGTGCTTACACTGCTTTGCGTTTGGACTCTATGCAGTTTAGTTCTATTCCAGATAGAAAGTTCAGAATTAGAGGAATAAAGGTAAGGATTCCAGGAGCAGGTGCATCTAGTTCTGGCACTCCAACTGTAGTCACGAATCAGGCTCAAGCAACTGCATTAGGACTTGGAACTGTAAGTAGTTTTGGTTTCATTCATTATCCAGATGGTTATATATTTAATGGAGTAATGGGAGCAGCTACTTGGTGTTCTGATCCTGCAATGATTTTGCTTGATCTTTTAACTACAAGCAGATATGGATTTGGAGATCATATAACAGATTCTTCTCTTGATCTTTTTAGTTTTGTAAACGCTAGTAAGTTTTCTAGTACTCTTGTTGATGATGGTCAAGGAGCACTTGAACCTAGATTTAGCTGCAATGTAAATATCCAAAGTTCTAAAGAAGCATTTGAACTAATAAATGAATTAGCAGGTGTTATGAGATGTATGCCTATATGGTCTGCTGGTTCAATAACTATTACACAGGATAAGCCAAGCGATCCAAGTTACTTGTTTACTTTGGCTAATGTGGGAGAGGCTGGATTTAGTTATGCAGGAAGTAGTCTCAAAACAAGGCATAGTGTTGTGTCTGTTTCCTATTTCAACATGGATAGCCAGGAAATAGACTTTGAAGTACATGAAGATACAGCCTTAATAGCCAAAATAGGTACAGTTGTTAAAAAAGTACAGGCATTTGGATGCACTTCCAGAGGACAAGCAAAAAGATTAGCAAAATCTATTGTTTTCGCAGAAAATAACGAGTCTGAGGTAGTTACATTTACAACATCCATAGATTCTGGAGTAATAGTTCGCCCTGGTGCAATTATTGAAATACAAGATCCAGTAAGAGCAGGAGTAAGAAGAGGGGGAAGATTAAAAAGTGCTGCTTCGACAACTGTTGTCACTATTGATGATACTGCTGCAACAGATCTTGCTGTAGATACAGATGGCAACCCAACTGGAGATGCAAAAATATCTATTATCATGCCTGATGGAACAATGGAAGTAGGGGATATTTCTGCTGTATCAGGAGCAAATATTACTGTTAATAGTGTTGTAAAAAATAATGCAGATGGAACGCAAACTACTCAATCTACTTTTAGTTCTGTTCCAAATGCAAATACAGCTTTTCTTATATCTAATGTAACTACTCAATCTCAGTTATTTAGAGTAATAACAGTAGAAGAGCAAGACGGAATAAATTATGCGATTACAGCTTTATCTTATGTAGAAGGAAAGTACGCATTTATTGAAGATGGCGAAGCACTGCCAGCTAGAACAGTATCTAAACTAAATGCACTTACTGAACCTCCTGCTGCTGTAAATGCTGTTGAAAGAATATTTCCTATAAATAATCAAGCTGTATCGAAGATTATTATCAGCTGGCAGCCAATAGTCGGTGTTACTGAATATCAAGTTAATTACAGATTTGGTAATGATAATTTTATTAGTGAAAAAGTAGCTAGACCTGACTTTGAAATAGTAAATAGCAGAAAGGGAACTTATACAATTCAAGTATTTTCTTACAATGTTCAAAATAAATTATCAGCAACATCAACCAATATTACTTTTGAAGCTGTTGGTAAAACAGCAGTTCCACAGGATGTTACAGGATTACTTGTCGAACCAGTATCAGATCAGTTCATAAGATTACGTTTTGATAAAGCAACAGATATTGATGTTACGCATGGTGGAAACGTAGTTGTCAGACATAGTAACCTTACAGATGGAACGGGTACATTTACTAATTCTGTTGATATTATTCCTGCTTTACCAGGAAACGTATCTGAGACATTAGTACCAGCAGTAGATGGAGAATATATTCTTAAATTCAGAGATGATGGTGGCAGATTAAGTTCTGGAGAAACTTCTATTGTTGTTAGTACTCCTGATCCTGTACCTAAGTTACTTGTATTAGCAGATAGAGAAGATACTGATGCAACACCTTTCGCTGGAGATAAGGTTGATTGTTTTTTCTCAGATGATGTAAACGGACTTGTCCTTGGATCGCTTGATTTATTAGATGGAGTTGCAGATTTTGATGCTATTGCTGATTTTGACTTCTTAGGTGCTGTAGATATTACAGGTGGTCATTATGATTTTGCTTCTAAATTGGATTTAGGAGGCAAACAACCACTTAGATTAAAACGTCATTTTGTTACACAGGGTTTCTATCCTAATGATCTGATTGATAAAAGAACAGCAAATATTGATACATGGACAGACTTTGATGGTGCTACTGCCTTTGATGTCAATGCAAAACTATTGGTGGCAACAACTGACAGCGATCCAGCTACATCTGATTCAGCTACTTACACGCAATCTGGAACGACAATAACAGTAACAAAATCTAGTCATGGATTCAGTATTGGTACTTTTGTCGATATTGATTTTACAAGTGGTGGTGCAACTGACGGATATTTTGAGGTTCAATCTGTACCAAACACTAGCAGTTTTACTGTTACCGCATCATCCAGTGCAACAATATCAAGTAGCAACTGCAATATCGGAGCAGGATTTACTAAATTCAACACCCTTGCCAATGGAACATTTATTGGTCGAGGATTTAGATTTAGATGTCAGATGGATTCAGATGACCCTGCACAATCTATTGAAATAGATCAATTAGGTTATACAGCAGAACTTGATAGTAGAACTGAAACTGTAAATACTCCAATAGCATCTGGAACGTCAAGTAAGGCAGTTACGTTCCAACACGCTTTCTTTACAGGGACTTCTGAACTTGGAGGATCTACTTCTGCTTTCTTGCCTAATATTGGAATTACGATAGAAAATGCACAATCGGGAGATTTCTTTGCTTTGTCCAGCATTTCTGGAACGGGATTTACTATTGATATAAAGAATGGATCTAGTTTTGTTAATAGAAATTTCAAATATGCTGCAACGGGATTTGGGCGTGGTAGTTAGTATTGAATTAGGATATACTTAGATAAAAAATTGGTTTAGGCAATGTCACAGGTTAGTACAGGTGCAAATTATGTAGTTGATAACTCCACAGGAGCCAACGTAAGAGCCGACATAAATGAGATATTCGATGCAATATTAACCATGAATAGCGGGGCATCTGAACCTGCATATAGAAAAGCATATACATTTTGGGCAGATACAGGAAATAATTTATTAAAAATGCGTAATTCAGCAAATGATGGCTGGATTGATTTAAGAACACTTACTGGTGGTGTTACTTCAACTGCTGATGCAACAATAAATTCTATAACTGTAGGTAAAGGTGCTAATTCTGTTGCTAATAATACTGTTCTCGGTGAGAATGCTTTAGATGCTTCTGTCAGTGGAGGTGGAAACACAGCAATCGGTAAAGCTGCTTTAGGAGCTACAACTTCTGGTGAAAATAATACAGCTATTGGTAGACAGGCTTTAGCTGCTAATACAACAGCTTCTAATAATACTGCGGTAGGTGCTTTTACTCTTGATAGTAATACGACAGGAACAGAAAATACGGCTTTAGGCTACCTTGCTCTACAGGCAAACACAACAAATGGTGGAAATACAGGAATCGGTTTTGCTGCCTTAGATGCAAATACAACAGGGGCAAACAACACAGGAGTAGGAAGAGCAGCATTAGGTGCGAACACTACGGGAGATTCAAATACTGCCGTGGGTAAAAATGCCTTAGATGCAAACACGACAGCCAGTAATAATACTGCTGTGGGTCTTGATGCACTTTCAGCAAATACAACTGGAACTGGTCTTGTTGGTATTGGAGCAAATGCTCTAGAGGCAAACACTACAGCTAATAACAATGTCGCTGTAGGAATGAACGCATTATATGTAAATACAACTGGTGCAGAACTAGCTGCTGTAGGTACTGAAGCTTTAGATGCTAATACCACAGCAAATAGTTGTACAGCAGTGGGTTATGCAGCGTTATCAAGTAATACAACTGCTAATGACAATACAGCAGTCGGAAGAAAGGCACTATTCACAAACACTACTGGATTAAGAAATACAGCTTGCGGTAAAAATGCTTTATTTAGTAACACTACAGCTAATCAAAATAGTGCATTTGGCTCTGCTGCACTAGATGAGAATACTACTGGGTCAGAAAATACAGCAATTGGGTATGACACTTTAGGTCTTAACACAACTGGATCAAATAATGTAGCACTTGGAGCATTTTCTTTAAATGCAAACACGACTGCATCTAACAACACATCAATTGGATATGAGTCTTTAGGAGCAAACACAACTGGTACACAAAATACAGCAGTGGGAGCTAATGCGCTAGACGCAAACACTACGGCAGATAACAACACTGCGGTAGGTTTTAATTCTTTAACTGCAAACACAACTGCTGGATCAAATACGGCAATCGGAGCCTACTCCTTAACATCTACAACAACAGGAGATCAAAATACTGCTTGTGGTAGAGGTACCTTATCAGATAACACTGGATCTCAAAATACGGCACTTGGTTATAATGCACTCACTTCTAATACAAGTGCAAGTGGTAACACAGCAGTAGGGCGTAGAGCATTAGAGCTTAACACTACAGGATCAGGAAATACGGCAGTAGGTTCAAGTGCGTTAGATGCAAATACCACAGGGTCAAGTAACACTGCTTTAGGTGTTAACTCGCTTGATGCTTGTCAAACAGGTGGAAATAATACTGCTGTTGGACACTCTGCTCTTGAAAATGAAACTTCAAATAATAATACAGCAGTGGGTATGCAAGCATTAAGAGATAGCACCTCGGCCACTGATAATACTGCGGTTGGACTTAATGCTATGAGATTAAATACAACTGGTGCTCAATGTGCTGCTGTTGGTATGACGGCCTTGGATGCAAACACTACAGGAGATCATAATACAGGAATGGGATCTCAAGCTTTAAAGAGAAACACAACTGGGACACAAAATACGGCAGTGGGTTCAAGATCCCTAGAACACATTACAACAGGATCAAACAGCACAGCAGTTGGATATACTTCTTTATTAGTAAATACTGCATCTGATTGTACGGCTGTTGGGTCTTTCTCAATGGTAAACAATACATCTGGTACAAATGGAACTGCCATTGGTAGGTCAGCATTAGGAGCAAACACTACAGGAACCAGCAATACTGCTGTGGGTGCTTATGCTCTTGATGCAAATACAACAGCTAGTGATAATGTCGCAGTTGGAGCGTATTCTTTGACTACAAATACAGATGGAGCTAGAAATACAGCGTGTGGTTATTTTGCTTTAGCAAATATGACCTCTCAAAATGATAATACTGGTATTGGATATAATGCTGGTGGAAATATTACAAGTGCAAATCAATGTACAGTTGTAGGTTCTAGTGCTTTAGATGCTTGTACAACTGGTGTACAAAATACCTCAATGGGTTATTTTTCATTAACTAACCTTACAACTGGTGCTCAAAACTGTGGTATTGGTTCGTTTACATTAATGAACACGACAACAGGTAATACAAATACAGCATTAGGAGATGATGCAGGGGTTGAAGTTAGTACAGGTAGTAACAATACTCTGTTAGGAAATGGTGCTGGAAGATCAGGTAGTCCAAGTGGAACTATTACTACAGGTTCAGATAATGTTGTTCTTGGTGATAACAGTGTTAGTAATTTGTTCTGTGCTGATACTTCAATTTCAAGTTCTGATTCAAGAGATAAAACAGATGTCACAAGTTTCAATATTGGTTTGGCCTGGATTAATGCACTAAGACCTGTGACTTACAGATGGGATAGAAGAACTTGGTACGGTACAGAATCAGAGCCTTACGGTACACCAGATGGTTCAAAGAAAAGACAAAGACTACATATTGGATTTTTAGCACAAGAAGCATTAGAAGTAGAAAAAGCCAATGGATATGGCAATTCAAATGATGATTCGTTAATTTTAAATTTAACTGATGATGGTATGTCTTATGGCATGAAATACGAAAGACTTGTTCCAATACTTGTAAATGCTATAAAAGAGTTATCAACTAAAGTCACAGCCCTCGAAGCAGGGTAAAATTAAAGTAACCAATTTTTAAATTATGGAAGAAAAAACCGCAGATGAGATCGCAGCAATTTTTTCTGCTGCTGGCGATAGCGTAACTCTGATTAATGCAGATGCAAACTATTCAGCCTATGTAGCAAGAACAGCATCTATTAACACTGAAGCTGAATGGAAAGCTATTATCCAGAGAAACGTAGAACATCTTGAAATTATCAAGACCTACAAAAAACTAGATGAAACAACTTCTATTTGGACATCTGAAGATTTTACAGACATAGATGCTGCTATCGTTAGTGGTAAAAAACTCTACGCTTAATTTATGAATCTCCAGGAAAGATTACAGCAACTAGCTGTTGAAAGGCAAAATCTTATTGTTGCCTTGCATGAAGTTAACGGGGCGATGAAGATTCTTGAACAGCAGATTCTTGAGATTCAAGAGACATCCGAAGCAAACCAGCCATCAGATACAGAGGCATCAACCCCACAAGAAGCAAC